ACGACCGACATTCAGGTCAGCGCGTCGATCAATACCGAAGCGATCGGCAGCGGCAATCCAGGCGAAGAGGTTCCGTCGATGATTCTTACGCGCATGGCTGTCGGCGGAACGGTCACAACGACGACGCTTTCCTTCGCGACCTACACCGATTGCGCCGATCTCGTTACGGCAATCAGCGCGACGAGCGGGTTCAGCGCGACGCTTGCGCGCGATATGCCGACGCTCAACCTCCGACCGATGGTCGGCGACTGCCTCATCTCATCGCTCTACATCGACGGCGCACGAACGCCTATTGAGACGGCAATCGACTCCGCGAACGGTCTGCTCCGACTCGAAGAGGGCAGTTCGCTCTCGCAAAGTTTGCTTGTGCGCTACGTTGCTGGCTACGCGACGACGCCTGCCGACATTGAGCAAGCGTGCCTTTACGTTTCGGCGCGGATTTTTCTTGCACGCAAGGCGGATACATCGGTCACGAGCGAGAGTCTCGGCGATTATTCCTACTCGCGCGCCGCGCCTGACGCGGATCGAACACTTCTCGCAATGTTGCTCGCGGACTGGCGCGAGATTCGATGAGCGTTGACGGGCTTATCGCTGCTCGCGGCGTCGGCGCATCGACGACGCGACCCGCACTCACGCAGGACGCGGGCGGATCGGTCGTGATGACCTATGCGTCGAGCATCGCATCGCTGCAAGCGTTCGTTCAGCGCGCATCGCCGAGCGAAACGGTCGTCAATGGCGCGCGCAGAATGGTCACCTCGACGATCGGCTACATACTCGCGGGTCAAGACGTGCTTGCAAAGGATCGCTTGTCGGTCGGAAGCGAGACGTGGGAAGTGACGGGCGTCCGCACTCCCGACGAGCGCACGAGCGAGCAGTCGCTTGCCTACACGATCCTTTCATTGACGCTGACAACGGGGCAACCATGAGCGCAACGTACACATTCAACGCGCAAGAAATCTACGACATTCACTACGTCGCAATCTATCGCGGGCTCAAGAGATTCATCGTCATTATTCAAAACGATTTGCGCGACAAACTCTCGCAAGAGGGAACGGGTCGGCAGTACGTCATCAACAAAAGCGGGACGGTCCACACGGCATCGGCTCCAGGCGAGCCGCCAGCGGTGAACACGGGTTTTCTTCGCAACTCCGTTGCGACCGCGCCTGTGATTGAAAAAACCTCGCGCGACGAAATTGAAATGCGGCTCACAGATTTTGCGCCGTACGCTGCGGCACTCGAGCGCGGGACAAGCGACGGTCGACTCAAGCCTCGACCGTGGGTGAAACCAGTCCTCAACGATCGCAAGCCTGAACTCAAGTCGTTCTTAGAAAAATCAATCAAGGACGCGATGAAGCGCGCGACACTCAAGAAAACGAAAAAGGTATGAGCCAACAAAGCGTTCTCACCGCGATCTATGACTACATCAACCCCGTGTATACGGTCGGGACTGTTTTCAAGACTGCATTCGGCGGAACAGACTCGGTGCGCGGGCGGATTTTTCAATCGCAAGCATCGCAGGACACAGTGCTTCCGCTTTGCATCTTTGACGTGACGACCGAAGAGACGACGGCGTACCTCGACCAACAGACGGTCAGTATGCACGAGATGACGCTCGTCGTCGTGATCTACGTTCGCCTCGTTGACGGCGTCGCCGTTGGCATGACGTCCGAAAATATCCTCTTCGATCTGCTGCACATGGCGACAATTACAACCGCAGACACCGACATCGCGACGATCCGTTCAATCTGCACTTCGCGCGGCGTGCCTACGATTCTCTCGGACGCTGTGTCCATCACGACTTCGTATCGGGTTCTCGTCTCGAAACAATCCTAAGGAGCAAGCACAATGGCAACGCCACTCATCGGCACTGGGGGATCGGTTACGTTCACTTCATTCGGCGGCGTCATCGTCAAAACATGGGACGCGACGGTCACGCGCACTATCATTGACGTCACAGGCTTTGGCAACTTCGCCCGCCATCGTATGCACGGAATGCTCGACATTACGGGGAGTGTGAGTGGAACGCTCGACGGCGCAGCAACACCATTCACGTGGATGACTACCACGAGTGCAACGCTCACGCTGCAAGCAGACTCAGGAAATAGCATTCAATTTCCCGCGCTTGTCGAAAGCGTCAATCAGTCACTCGCCGTTGATGGTGGCGCAGACGTTTCCTACAACTTTTCGCTTGCTGCAGGAACGACGACGGCATCATCCTTCGTGTTTTCAAACATCTGCACGGCAACGTGGACATCGTGAGTATGGACATCGGGCGCGCGATTGACGCAACAACTGGCGTTGTCACGACCGAAAACGACTGGCGATGTGAGTTCACGCACGGCGGTATTCGCAAAGGGTGCTGGGTGCAAGGCAGCGCGGATCGCTCGGTCGTTGTCACAAGCGCGATGGGACATTTTTCGATTTTCAATCGCGCCTTGCTTTCTGCGATCATTATCCGACGACGAAAGGAAATCGTTTCATGCAGGATCGACCCGAAAAAACTAAGAACCCGCGTCTGGTGAGTGTTGGTCGGCACTTGCTGCCGTGCTTGACACCAAATGACTTCATCGAATTTGGCGAGCGTCGATGGCACTCGCTCCACACGCGCGCTCAAGAGATGCTCGAGGACGCGCGCGCCGAGAGTGCGCAGCGCGTGGCAGTACTCGAGGAGATTTACAAGAAGCGCGATCGCACCGCGAGCCTTGCGGTCGAGTTTGCGGCGACGCTCGACGGCGCGGTCGAGGTTCTGCGCTTCGCGCTCGCTCGCGCCAAGATCACCGACGACGCGGTGATCGAATCGCTCGACCCAGAGGTCGTCATCGCTTGCGCGCTCGGGCTGGTCGGCATTGATCTCACGGAGAAGATCGACCCAAAATGAGCAAGCCAACGGGAGACATTGACTTCTTCGCGTTGGCAGCGTTCGTCGCGAAACACGCGCCTGGCGTTGGCGATCCGATGGCAATGCCGATCGATCGGATGCTCGCCGTCGCGCACTCGACGAGCGAACTCTTGGTCCGCGAATTTACGGCGCGTGGAGGGTCGCGGTAATGGCGGGCGATTCGGGTCAACCATCGCTCGAGACCATCCTCAACGCACGGATGGGAAACCTCGAATCTGGTCTGCGCTCTGCCGAAGGTCTCGTTGCAAAGTCTGCGGCGAAGATGGGTGACAGCGGCGACAAAGCGGGCAGTCTGTTCGACAACGCGCTCGTGAAGCGGCTCGCGGGACTCGGCTCGTCGCTTGCGGTCATCAATACTGCCTTTCGCGGCGCGGTCGAGTCGGTCAAGGCGGGCGAATCAGGCGCGGATATCGGCATGGCATTTGCGCGCGGCGCGGTCGAAGGCGCGAAGTCGATCCCGATCATCGGCTCATTTGTCGAACTCATCGACCACGCGATCAATGGAGCGGAAAAAGAATTAGAGGCTGGCATGGAGCGCGCGCGACTTGCAACTGTGGCGCAAGTCGAGAAAAGCGCGGCACTTGTTGCCGAGCGAAGCAAGGCATCGGAAGGACTGCACGAATTTGCGACGAAGGAAGTAGGACCAGAACTGAAAGCCGATGAAGCGGCGGAGCGTGCGCAAGAGGAATCAATCGAAAAACTTCGAGCGCACAGCGACAAGGTGAAGGCGATCAACGACGCCGCGCTTCACGACGCGGAAACGTCCGTCAATGCAAGCGAGGCGTCGATCGCAAGCGCACGGAAACGATTCGCGGCGGTCGAACTCAAGAGGAAAGCAGACGTCGCCGAGGCTCTGCGACAGATTGACGAGAAATACAACGACGATTTGAACAAGGTCAGCGAGGAGCAGCGCGCAAAAGAAGCCGCCGCCGAAGAAAAGCGACTCGCCGAAGTTGAAAAAGCCGCGAAGAAGGAAGCAGACATTCAAAGGGAAGCGAAAAAGAACGTCGAACGTTTGATGTTGAAAAGTTACGAAAACCGAATCGAGGCGTTGCAAGAAAGCACAGAGCCGTCGCGCGCGGATCGACTCGGCGAACTCGCAGACAAGGCGGCGAACCCGCTCATTCAAAGTGGGCAGACCGCGCTTGGTCAATTCAAGTTTGCGGGCGGCAGTGGCGACGAGGTCATGCGAAACGCTGAAGAGCAACTCAGCAAACTTGAAGCGATCGAAGGACTCCAACGCGAGATGCGCGACTACCAGCGACGCATCGCAGACGGGATCGCTGCGTAATGGCGACGACGATCGAACTCAAAGAGAGCCGCACGTATAACGCAAACTCGGGCGTCGCAAACGCCGAGCGCGTGTTCCTTGTCAACGACGTCGAAGATGAGGCAGCGATCATCGCGCTCATGGACGGGACAAACCTTCCCGCTGAAGATGACCTCTATCCCGCATCGTCGCTTCTTCCGAGCGATCTTTATTTCTACGATTTCTCGATTGCGAAGATGCCTGAGAACGCGCGATGTTGGCGGGTCACGGCGCGCTACAAGCCGCGCGAAGAGGGAACGACCGTCACGACCGATCTGCGACCGAACGAAGTCGGCTATCGCACAGTGAGCGGATCGCTTCGAGCGACATTTCAGGATTTGTGGCGCGACAATTCCAGCACTGAGATCACGTACCCAACAAATTATATTCCTGGGCTCACGACCGATATCAGCGGAACAAAGATCGACTTCATCGGTCGTGCGCTTTCGACTCAGATTTTCCAACAGACGCTCACGATCGACATCACCGACGGCGAGATTCCAAACATGGGAGACGATGGAGTTGCAGGAATGATCGGCACGCGCAACGATGCAATTTTTCTTGGCGCAGCAACTGGGCAGGTCGTGTTTATGGGTTGCAACTTTACGCGCGTGCCTGACGTGCATCGGTTCTCAATTTCGTACGAATTTCTCTTTGACTCGCAAGGTCACTTGATCCAATATCCGCTGCTCGACTCGGGGGGGCGACCTGCTCTCGACGCAACGCAAAACGCGGAGCAGGTCATGTTCCGTCAACCGTTCCCGCTCTTGTCGAACTTCATGACCCTTTCGCAATACTTCTCAGGACTCTAACTATGGCAGATGAAATAACTATCAACGTCACGATCGACATCAAGAAGGGCAACTTCAAGTTGTCGTTGCGTCCTGGCACGATCACGCCCGACTTCGCAGGGACGTACGTCACCGAGCAAGTTCAGAACATCAACACAAGCACGTACGAAGCGATCGGAACGGGCGACGCGACGAGCGGCGGCTATTCCTTTTTTTACAACATCAGCACGGCGGCAACGACAACGCCGACGATCAACATCGCGCAAGCGACTGGTGCGGCGACGTCCTACGTTTTCGCAAAGTTGCTGCCAGGCGAGTACGCGATGTTCAGAAATAACAACGTCGCAATGGCGGTGCTTGCCGTCGGTGCAACTGCTGCGCTCCACTACGGGGTTTTCGATCCTTGAAACTTCCGCGCTTACGCTCGGGACGTTGGGGCATCGTCACGTTCGACCACATCAACACAGTGTTCGACGCGGTCGAAAAGGTCAACGCTCTTGCTCCACGAAAAGATCCGTTTGAGCGCGGCGTTTCAACGACGCTCGTCGCTCGCATTGACGGGCTCATGGCGGGCATGACGCAAGGCATCGCGCAAACGGGAACAGTTGTCAGCGGAGGCGAAGAAATCAAGACCTACCTCTACGATTTTTCAGAGGTTTCGTTTTCGATCGGCGACGGAGGCGCGCCCGACACGCTCAACGCGACGAAGATCAATCCAGCGGGCATGACGGGTGAGACCGCGTACACGCTTCCAAGCGGAACGGTCACGCAGAAAATATGCGCAGTGGACTTCGCGCTCGTGCAGCGGTTCGGCGTCGGCGACATTGTGACTCTGAC